TCCCGCGCCCTCGCCTACAAAATCGGAGATAACATAAGCTCCACTATGGCGTACTCTCTCTACTGTCATTCTCTAACCCTCTCTCTATCTATCTCACTAACTCTTAGTAAGATAGTACCGTACTCTACCGCATTACAGTAGAGCACGATACTACGCCACTAAATTAGATTACGCGCATAGGCATAAGTAAAACTCTCCATTCTACGCGCTCTCCCTTTACCTCTATCACCATAGGCATACGCTCACCGGTAAAGATCACGGTAACGGGCTTACCCTTGCCGGCTATCTTGCCATAATCGGCCATAAAGGCCGGGTTAAAGCTAGCCTTATCGGTAGCTACGCTCTTATTATTCTTAGTAAATAGCTCATCAAAATTAGCCGGAAAATTACCGTCTATAATCTGCACGGTAATAGAGCTACCGGTAACGCTCACGGTAAGTAAGTCACCGATACGGTTAAAGGTAACGCGGGAGAGCTTGTTAGACTTAACTAGTGCAATTACGCGCTTAGTATCCTCTAACGATACAAGGCTAGGCGCGAGGCTACCGTCTGCCTCTATCTTTCCCTCGATTAAGCGATAACGATCTGTAGCCCGGGCCACTAAGTAACCCTCGCCGGTATTGTATAGTTGCACGGTATTGAGCGCGTGTAGATCCTTATCTTTATGCGCGTGTGTAATAGCTCCCTCTAATAATTCGAGGATAGCTTTATTCTCTACCGTTACGGTATCGGTCACGCTCTTAGTCTCTTGTACTGTAGTCATTATTCACCCTTATTCTGTTAGTTATCCGGTTAGGTACCGGCTACCTCTCTCCCGGATAACCGGGAGAGGATAGTCACCTACCTAGTGAAAGCTATCGGCGTAACAATTCACCATTGTGTTAAAACAATAGTGTCCGCCGGTATCGTCCGGCACGTACCATACGTGCCCGGAGATCCATACAAGAGCTGCAATTAGAGCGATAGCGGGGAGGATAACTAACACTATCCAACCGCGAATAGTTAAATATCTCATTAAAGCCAACCTTGCTTTAGTACGTAACCGGCACGCTCTTGCCCGGCGAATAACACGCTAGAGAGGTTATAGACAAGGTTAAAGCCCATATCCATACCGCAACCATTCACGCGGATAGCTCTATGTCCCTTGCTTTCGATTAGCTTGTCGCCTAGCGCTTGCGCTGCGTAATAGGTTATGTCTGTAATATCGTTACCGTCACCGATTACTAGCGAAATATCCCGGGACATACCGCTAGAGCTTACGTGACGCAGAATTGTGTAGACCTTAACGCCGGGCTTTACGTAATAGGTTAGTAGTCTTTCAATAGCGTAATCACGGTCTAATTGTGCTTGCGCTCTCTTGCTTAGTGTCTTAGTCATTGTCTTAACCCTTATCCATAGAGCTTGATTAGGTAAGTGTTTAGCTCTATGAGAGTAAAGTAGCACGTACTATACCTTTATCCAACTCTAAGAGCTTAATTAGTGTTATTTATTGTGTGAACCGCATCACACTAACACGGTAGACAATAGGGCGCGTTATGTCTAAGGGTTATGGCACTAGATCACCGGACAAGGTTAGGCGATAGCTCCACGGTTTATCGGTTATCGGTTAGCAGCTGCAAGGTTATCGGTACGGGATCTCATTACTTAATCGGTAAGGGTTAAGGGTTTAGGTGTGCCGTAGGTAGAGCAAGCCCTCCCCTATTCTCTACAAAGTTATCCACAACCTTATCCACAGGCAGGGCAAGGCAGGCAGACAAGGCAGGCAGACCGCGCAACGGGCACCCACCCATACTGAATTCTATGGTTGTATATGTTATGTACCCCAACAAAAAATATTTGCTAAAGTGAAAGCTGTAATACGGCTCTGACCTGCGGTTATATATACTGTGTTACACATCACATTTTAAAAACGGGAAATGCGTTAAATTTCCTGCCTTATATATAGTAAGGGGCTTTAATAGGAAAGACCCTGAGCAGTCAACGGTTGGCCTCTAGCGAGGCCCCTAGGCCGAGCACTAACTTACCCCTCAGTTCGCTGTGGCTCCTTCGGGCGTTAAGCCCGACCTGCCCAGTACTTTTAGTGGGGATAGGTCTATCTACTGGTAGATAAAACCTTCCTCGCCTAGTAATAAAACGATCCGATTACGGCCCGTCCCCAATAAATTTTAGGAGATTACGTGGCTGACAATAGTGCTGATATTGCCAAGAGAATCATCCTTGGTTGTGTAGCAGAGGGTATGACCATTGAGCAGGCTTGCGCCTCAGCTGGCAAATCCATTAAGACTTACGAGTACTACCGTCGCACCGATAAGGTCTTTACAGACAAGGTTGACCGAACACGCCTTGGTCTAAAAGACAAGTCCTTTGCAACATCCGATGTCCACGATATTACCTTTGCCGAGTTCCGCCAGAAGTTCCTACACTCCCAGACATTTCCACATCAGCAAAATCTGGTAGATATGATCGAAGGCCGTGAGCCTGGCTGGATGCACCCTAGTATGAAGTATGAGCCAGGATTGGCTAGTAATAGAATCCTGATTAACATTCCGCCAAACCACGCCAAGTCAATTACGATTACGGTGGATTACGTAACCTGGCAGGTAGTACGCAATCCGAACTTCCGTGTTCTAATTGTTTCTCAGACGCAGCAGTTAGCTGCCGACTTTCTCTACGCCATCAAGCAACGACTGACACATCCGATGTATGAAGAACTCCAGCAGGCTTATGCTGCTGGCGTAGGGTTTAATTCCAAGAGCGCATCGTGGCAAGCAACCCGTGTGACCTTTGGTTCAGAACTACGCGAGTCCAGCGAAAAGGACCCGAACATCGAGGCTATCGGTATCGGTGGTCAGATCTACGGTAAGCGTGCCGATATGATTATTGTAGACGATGCTGTCACATTAAAGAACGCTAACGAGTTTGAGAAGCAGATCCGCTGGTTAACCCAGGACGTTCGATCACGTCTTAACCCTACAGGTAAACTAGTAGTTATCGGTACTAGAGTCTCTGCGATGGATTTATACCGCGAGCTTCGTAACGAAGACCGCTACCCTGGTGGATTGGTTCCGTGGAAGTACTTGGCTATGCCAGCACTTCTGACTACGCAGGAAGACCCTGACAAGTGGGAAACCCTTTGGCCAGCTAGTGATGCCCCCTTTGATGGTCAGATGGAATCTGATAAGAACGAAGACGGCCTCTATCCACGATGGAATGGTCGCAACCTTTACAACGAACGCCAAGCTATGGATGCCAGTACTTGGGCTTTAGTATATCAGCAACAAGACATTTCAGACGATGCAATCTTTGACCCAGTATGTGTGAGAGGTTCTATTGATGGAATGCGTAAAGCAGGTCGCTTGGTTCCTGGTAACCCAGGCCATCCACGTGATGTCAATGGCTTTAGTTTTATTTGTGGTCTTGATCCCGCTATGGTTGGTGATACAGCCGTCGTTTGTTACGCTGTTGATAGGGCTACTCATAAACGCTACATTGTTGATGCTATTAAAATTACTAGGCCAACACCTGCTGCGATCCGTCAACTAATCTTTGATTGGACTTCTCTCTACCAGCCTAGCGAGTGGATAGTAGAGAAGAATGCATTTCAATCTTTCTTAACACAAGACGAAGGCATCCGCCAGAACCTTGCAAGCCGAGGAGTACTACTACGTGAGCACCACACAGGAACCAACAAATGGGACTCAGGATTCGGTGTTGCCAGTATGTCCACTCTGTTTGGAACGAAGCAGTTTGACGGTAAGCACCATAGAGACAATCTTATCCATCTTCCCAGTGACCAGACAGAAAATGTTAAAGCTCTTATCGAGCAATTGATTACGTGGTCGCCTACTACTAAAGGCAAGACCGATATGGTGATGGCACTTTGGTTTTGTGAGATCCGCGCACGCGAGATGCTCAACCAAGGTATGCACAAGACACACCATATGAAGAATCCATTTCTATCTCGACACGAGGTAGGCAAGCGAACAGTTATCAACATAGATGAACTGCTTGCAGAAAAAGATCGCACATTCATCTAAGTAAGGAACCCCATTGTTATCAGTCAAAGAAGTTGACGCTAAGCTCGCACGCTTACGTACTCGCTCATCAGCGCGAGATCAACGTATGCGTGATGTGCTTTCGGTGCGTCAGGGAGATATCTCTAAGGTATATCCTGCAATGTTTTCAGAGGATTACCCAAAGCCTCTCGTTGCAAACTTCATTGACGTAGCAGCACGTGACTTAGCAGAAGCAATGGCACCACTACCATCCTTTAACTGCTCAGCAACTAATATGGTTTCAGATACTGCACGTAAAGCTGCAGATACTAGAACTCGTATTGCAAACTTTTATGTAACAAACTCTGACCTACAACTGCAGATGTACACAGCAGCAGATTGGTATAACACCTACGGTCTTGGTATCGGTATGGTTGAGATGGATTACGATGACAATAATCCTCGTATGCGTATGCTCAATCCATTTGGTACTTACCCAGAGTTAGATCGCTATGGTCGTGTGCTATCTGTTACTCAGGTCATCGTTACCGATGCTGAAACACTAGCTGCACAGTACCCAGAGTTCTACGATTTGATCTTAGGTCGAAACCAATATGCTTTATCTTCTCCTTATATCTCAATGGTCAAGTACCACGATAAGGACCAAGACCTACTATACTTACCAGAGCGTAAGAACTTAGTCCTATCACGCACACCAAACATTTTAGGTAAGGCTATGGCCTCTGTCGTAATGCGTTCATCATTAGATGGTGAAGCACGTGGACAGTTTGATGATGTTCTATCAGTACAGCTTGCTCGTGCTCGCTTTGCAGTACTACAGATCCAAGCAGCAGAAAAATCTATTCAAGCACCTATTGCTATCCCACAGGATGTGCAGGAGTTGGCTCTTGGTCCAGATGCAATTATGCGTTCTGCAAATCCACAAGGTATTCGTCGTGTTCCACTAGAACTGCCACCTGGAGTCTTTACAGAGTCTGGCGTACTAGAGCGTGAACTACGTCTTGGTGCTCGCTACCCTGAGTCTCGTTCAGGAGATATCAGCGCATCAGTAGTTACTGGTCGTGGTGTGCAAGCACTACAGGCTGGATTTGATACACAGATCAAAGCAGCA